AAAAAAGTTGACAAGAAGAAGTAGCGAATTTCATGAAGAGGAAGCATTTGACACGGCTATGGATAGTCTTGGAGTGCCAGTATTTCTCCTAAACGACTACAAATTATTCCGTTCTGTGTTTCATCTAGGTGTAAGTTATGGAGAACATAGAATGAAGAAAGAAGCTAACAAAGCTCGGCAGAGATTGGCTGAATTTATAATAAGAAGCGATTATGTAGACAGAGCAATAGAAGCAGAGCTAAAGGATTGTAATGGCTCGTAAGAAAAAACAATTAGTTGAACTTGTAATGAGATGTCCTTTTTGTAAAGGAACAAAACAAACAAGGTATCTTTTTGAGTCAGCGAAAAAACAGTTATGTTTATATTGTGACGGAACTGGAGAATATAGAAAAATCATTGATAACGTATTGGAGGTAAAGATATTATGAAACCATCTAAACAAACAAAAGGAATTCAGACTACTGAAATAGGTGAGCATGACGGAAAAGGCGTATCTGCTGGTTTTGATAGAGGTGATTATTTTCCTCAAGCAAAACAAAAAGGTAAGCATCCGTGGAGTGAAGAACTTGAGAAAAGAAAGAAAAACAACAAGAAAAGTTGAGACAGCAGAGGACTTTAGAGATTGGCTAAACTACTATTTATTCTATGGTGAGGATTGGCCACCTAAAAGATTTTGGGTTTACAGCCCACCACCACAAGATATAAAATTAGACGGAAAGATATTTTTAATCCACAATAAGCCAGTAGATGGGAGAAGACATGGCAATAAAGAAAATAGACGAACTTACTAAACAGATAGAAGAACAAATGCAGAATATGCCGTCAGAGACTATTAAGAAATCTGCCAACGCTATGGCGAAAGACTTGATGGATAAGGCAAAAACAATGCAAAGCCGCAACGTAAAAACCAACCCAGTATTAACCAAGAAGAACATTCAATCCGGAATAGACCACCAAAAGATAGGGCAAATAATAGCCTACTATGCAGTAACTCATAACTTCAAAAAGACTGGAATGGAGTTTGGTGTAAATTTAGAAACTGTACAGGAACTGATTGAAGAATATCCAGAACTATATAAAAAATTTGAAAGAATAAAGAACGCCAGTTTAGCAGAAACTCTTGCAAATATAGTAAAATCGGCAGGTGCGGAAATCGCTAGACGACTCACAGTTCTGCCAGAAGAATTAAAAACATACGACCTAAATACATTGTTCGGAACAGCTATAGATAAGTTGTGGAGACTTGAAGGTCGGCCAGATAGAATAATAAAATTTGAACAGGTTGATGATATTAAGACTATTATCTCTCAGCTAGAGGAAGATTTCATAGATGAGTCAGAGTTTATCAATAGAGAAGAAATTGAGGCTGCGAGTGTCGCAGCTCTTGAAGCACCTAAAGACTGAGCATACAGATTACTATGCTTGGCTAGAATTATATCAGATAATTTGCATAGGATTCAAGGTTTCAGAAGCATTAAAACAGCAAGTGATTACTTCTTTATACACTTGTAAGTGGAATTTCTTTCACTTTAGACCACCATCACAAAAGCATGTTGACTTCCATGAATCTAAAGCGTTTGTAAGGGTTATTTCCGGAGGCAATCGTAGTGGAAAAAGCTGTAGTTGTACTTGCGAAATGATAATGGCCTGCCTCGGAAGCACAAGATATACAAACTATTGGGCTGAAAGAGTACCAGTACATGCAAGACTAATAGCACCAGACTTTCCAAACTCAGTAACTAAAGCAATTATACCAATCATAGAACAATTCCTTCCAGATAACTCTGCCGTAATGAAGAAGAACGCTCAAGGTCATGTCAATACTCTTGAATTTGTGAATGGAAGTATCTTAGAGATTATGAGTTATGAGCAAACAGTTCTTAAACATGCCTCTGTTAAACTTCATCTTGTAGGATTTGATGAGCCACCTCCGAAAAATATATATAACGAGAATATGGCAAGGCTTGTTGACCTTCAAGGACGTTGTATTATGGGATTAACCCCTATAAAAGAAGATGGTGGGTATCCAATCGGTTGGATTTATGATGATATTTATGAGAAATCTACAGAAAACCCAGAGCAATACTTCTGGATGAATGTAGATATTGACGACAATCGTAAGTCTAGGGGTGGTTATTTACCAGATGTTTCTGTTGATAGGATGATAATGGAGTGGAGTAAAGACCCAGTACAGCTTAAGGCTAGGAAGGAAGGTAGGTTTACACATTTACTTGGAATGGTGTTTAAGGAACTAGATGCAACTACGCATCTTTGTGATGAATTCGATGTATCCGGCCGAGAATGGACTAGATATGCAGCAATAGACCCACATCCTAGGAATCCAATGGCTTATGCAGCAATAGCTGTTAATAGAAGCGGAGAATACTATATTTATGATGAAATATACAAAAATGACTTAGTTAAACCATTATGCGAGACTATTAAAGAACATGAAGATATGTATGGAGATATTAAAGTAAGATTCATGGATGAAAGTGCTGATGTTCATAATGACTTAACTGGAGTAAATGTATTGAGGGAATTCGCGAAACACGGAATCCATTGTCGGAAAGCAAGTAATAGGAACAAAAATCCGTATGGAATCCCAAAAGTAAGGGAATTACTGCATCCAATGGAATCAAACATAGAAGAAGGCAAGTTAGTTCCACGATTAAGAGTATTTAAGAGATGTATCAACACTTGGTACCAGATGACTCACTATATCTATGACGAATATATATCAGCAAGGTCTAGAGAGAAATCAAATCCACAAGAAAAACCAAGAAAGAAAGATGACCATTTAGTAGACTGCGTACTTTATATCATCTCTAATAACGCTAGATACTTTGACCTTTATAGGAATGTAGACCCAGATGATGCTAATGATGAACCATTTTTTTCTTTAACAGGATACTAAAGTTCTTTTAATTTATGCCGAAGTAGTACTATAATATACTTATAGGAGACTCTATGGACAAAAAAGATAAGCTCAAAGAATTATATTCACAATGTTTACCATTTCATAACGAACAGGCACAGCAACGAAAGAAAAATTGGGATAACTTCTTTGGAGTTTACTCTGGAAAGACTCGAAGTAAATACTTCGTTCCTCTAACCTTCTCAAAAGTTCAAGGCATTGTAGCAAAAGTCCTTATGTCTCTATATGCTTACAAAGATTTCTTTCAAACAAACCCAGTAACAGAAGAAGATGAAGCAAGTGCACTAGCAATGCATAAGTTATTGAAAAGACAAGTAAACACTCCGAACTTTTTTCTAAACCTTTCTATGTGGGTAACATATTCTGCAATACATAGTCTTAGTTTCGTTAAAACCTACTGGCATAGAGAACAAAAACCATACATGGTTAGAGAACCGGTTTATACTAAAGAGGGTGGGTTCACAGGTAAGTTTAAAAAGAGAATTAAGAAAGATTGGGCTATAGAGGAACCTCGTTTCTCTGTCTGTAATATGGACAACCTCATATATCATCCACAATCTCCATATTTGTTTCCAGAGTATGGAGATTTTATTATCGACCAATATTGTTTACCAGTTTCTGGAGTTCTTAAGAAGATAAAGACACAGGATTGGGATAGTAATATATCAGAGCAAATGCTAAAGGAATCTTCTGCGTTTCTTTCAGAAGAATGGGTAGGTAATCTAGGATATGGAGACCATTATCCTTCTCCGTTTAACCCTAAATACAACATAGAATCAGACCCAATGGTTCTTGTAACCGAATATCACAAAGATGAAGAATATTGGGTATATGCAAATCTAACACATCAGCTTCATCATGAGGAAAGACTTGAATATATGCAGTTTAAGCCATATCTTTCTATAAAAGATTACTATGTTCCTCATAAAGTCGTTGGATTATCAGAACCTCAAATCATAGCAGACACTCAAGAGTATTTAAACACTACAAGAAATATCAGAATAGACAATCTTAATATTATCCAAAACAGAATGTGGGTTGTTGATATTATGGCAGACATCTCTAGGGAACATCTAGCAGTATCAAAACCTGGAAAAGTTATTTACTCTGCAAACGGAACTGATGCTGTTAAGCCTCTAGAAACACAAGATATTAACCAGTCCGCTTATCGTGAAGAGCAGATTGCTAGAGCAGATATTGACGATGTAACTGGCACAGGGGCTCCAGTGATGGGGCAACTACCAGAAAGGTCAGAAACTGCTTCTGGGATAATGCAAGTAATTAAACAAGCTAATCCTAAATTTGATTTAAAGGGAAAGATTATCGGCCTTGTCGGACTACAGAGATTGCTTGGTATCTTTGGAGATTATAATTCAGAGTACCTTGAAGCAGACCAGTATATACGGATGATAGGAAAAGATGGAGTAGCCTTCTTTGATAAAATTGCTCCAGAGGAAATCCCGGGAAGGTATCAGTTTGAAGTAATATCTGTATCAGATTATCCAGTTGCCGAAGTCAGAAGAGAGCAGATGACGAACTGGTATCGCTATGCAATGAACAGGCCTACTGTAGACCAGCCGTATCTTGACTTAATGATGGCTAGAGAATTTGAATTAACTGACCATGAAATCAGTAAGCTGATAAAACTTCCACCAACTAATAAAACAATGCAACAGAATGTCGGTGATGAAAACCAGATTATGAGATATGGTGGACTTGTAATGGTTCACCCAAATGATGAAGACCAAGCTCACCTTGAAGGACATAAACAATATTATCAAAGTGCTATTGGTACTCTAGATATGCAGAAACAAGAATTATTTGAAACTCACATGACTGAGCATTTTGATGCAATGAAATTTAAACAGCAATTAAACCCAGCAATGGCTCCAGGAGCAAGTGCAGGAATGCCTCCGGGCGGTGCAATGGGTGGTGGTGGAATGCCTCCAGGAATGGGAGGGGAAATGACACCGAGTACAAGTGAACTACCAGTATCTGGGGAAATGGTTCCTAATGGAGCTGGGCAAATCATGGGGCAAACTCTATGAATCTAAGTAATGTGAAAAAGATTTTGTTTAATAAGTTAAGCGGAAAACAGAATAACAAGTGGGATGAAAAACTTGACCTATTGTTAGAACTAGAACTAGCAAAAGCTATTAAAGATGATACTCCAGTTTCGGAGTATCTTTCTATCACAAGGATGCAAGAGAAATTAAACTCATTTAAAAGTGACGAGAAAGTTATAGAAGCTTTATATAGTATGTATACGTCAGATGGTTGGAAGTACTTTACTGGCTATCTAAGGGCATTGCAAATATTTATAGAGAAGAAACTTGCAGCGGATATGACTATGAATGAGAAGGATGAAGTTGCAAGTAGGGTAGAGCACAGCGTATACACTAAAATAATATCTAATGAATTATTAACTAGAGAACGATATAAAGGTATAATGGAAACAAGAGCTAACCAGAAGCTTAACGAAAACAAGGAATAATCCTACTGGAAGGACTCCTTTAAAACAAGGAATGGTGTTTTTATGGTAGACGAAGTAATTAATGCTGACTCAATACCAGAAAGTGAAGCAGCTCCAGTCGAGGGTACGAATGGAATACCTGCTACTGATGGTGGAGAACAACCGGCACCTTCGGAAGAGAGTAGAAGCAAAGAGGAACTACTTGCTGAACTAGAGACTACTAAAAAGTCAGCCGAGGAATATCGCTCTATGAGTGATAGACAGCGGAACGAACAGGCGGCAAAAATTTCCGAGTTAGATGGTAAGATTGCTCAAGTTCTTGACTCAAAGACGACTCAAGATAAAGCTAGTAAAGATTCCCAATATGCTGATACTATCGAAAAGCTTAGAGTTGTTTACAAAGAAGACCCTCTAAAAGCTATGATGTTACTAATGCAAGCAGATAAATTGTCTAGAGATAACTCTGCTCCAGCTCCAGACCCAACAATTAATCAATTAAAAACTGAGAAATTGGTTTCTACTGGTCTAAGTAAGCTTGGAATAGACGTTCCTCAAGATGCAATCTATGAGATTATCGGAGAACTTGGAATGAATGCTGGCAATGCTTTAGCTATCAAAACTGCTGTTGAGATTTATAAAGGCAGAAATATTGATGCTTTAGCAACAGGCGGTACTCCAACCAAGACCAAAGATACCTCCATTAGTCACAATGTAGCAGTTGAGACACCTCGGGCAGAAGTTATAAATCTTACGGATACCGAAAAAAGACACGTTAACGTAGCCGTTGACCGAAAAGTCTTTAGTAGTCTTAAAGAATTCAATGATTATGATAAAGAATTCGGAAGCTTACAAAGAGGCGAAAAGGGCGGTTACATAATAGAAGATAAAGATTACAAAGAGGCAAAATGAAAGCTGGTAGGATAATAGCTAGTACAAGACCTGGCGAAAAAGTTTATATTCGCTGTTTATACTGCACCCATCCTGTCAAGCAAGGTAGTGCAAAATGTCCTCATTGTAATTCTACTCATTACGATAAGTAGGTAATCATGGCTTACGGATGTACAAAATGTGGAAAAGCTAGAATAAAAGAGATAGATAGACCTCGGAACAATGTGAGGGTTTATAAGTGTCAAGATTGTGGATTTTCATGGCATAAGGTTATGAACTACGATAAAGATTTACTTAGAAAACCATACAGTCTCTTTAAACAAGGCCTAGTAGATACAGAAAAGACACGTGAGTTAGGTTACAAAACATAACCATAGGAGGACTTATGGCTACATTTGCATACGATGCTACAAAAGCACCGCCATTAGAGATGGACTTTCCTCTGATTAATGACACCTATGCACTAGGTGAATTTTTGGCGTCCGGTGTTACTGACGGAACCAACCTCGGAGCTCTAGTTTCAGCAGCTGGTATTTACGACAACATGGTAGGTATTCTTTGTCAAGATGCCACAACAACTACTGGAACGCACGCAGGTAAAAATATAACAGAAGGTAGAGTTATATATAATCCATACGCTGTTTATATGACAGAGCATAACACGACTACTGGAATTAGTATTACTGATATTGATGCTGGTGGAGATGGCGACCCTGCTTTTGCTTGCACTAGTTCAAAGGGTTATCCTAATCAAGGTGGTGGTTGGGTATATAGAAATGTTGATGCAGGAAAAGGTTCTTTACATTATCTTTCTTCATCTGCTGTATCTGGAACTATTTGCTCACTTACTCTAGTAACTACAGAGACAGTATCATTTACTACCGATACAGATGTTATTCTTATCCCACCTCCATTTTCTGATGGTTATGCCGTAGACCTTACAGCTACTGGTATTGATGGGAGCGATATTGATGCTCCGGCTACACCAGGAACTACTGGCCTTGCTGTTGGTATAATGGATAATTGGATTTACAGAAACGCTCAAGGAATGGTAAGGCTTCGTGCTACAAGTCATGATGCTCTTACAGACCTTGACTTAAGTGGAGAGCAAGTAAGATTCTTTACTGAACTTTGCTTAGCACCTTCACATTTTTTAACGCCTTAAGGAGGATATAATGGCTACATTTGCTTATGATACAACCGGAGCACCGCCTCTGGAAATGGACTTTCCTCTCATAGATGATACTTACGCAACAGGAGAATTTTTAGCTTGTGGTACTACAGATGGTACTGACCTTGGTGCATTGAAATCAGCCGCTGGCATTTACGCTAGTGTTGTTGGTATTCTTTGTGATGCAGCTCAGACTACTACTGGTACACATGCTGGTAAGAATATTGATGAGGGTAGAGTTATATACAACCCAATGGGTGTATATAGAACACAGCATATATTTGATGGAACATCTGATATTAGTGTAACAGCTTATACTAGTGGAACACCAGACCTTAATTTCACTTGTGGAAGCGGTCTTGGTTATCCTAATGCAGGCGGTGGTTTTATTTATGTAACTAAAGATGCTGCTGCTGGAACATTAGCAGTTATTGATTCATCTTCTGTTTTAACCACTACTCAGACTATTGTGCTTATTACAGCAACAGCAACAGACATTACAACTGATTCAGATATTATCATAATTCCACCTCCTTTTAGTGACGGCTATGCTGTTCAACTAACTGATGTTGGTATTGATGGTTCTGATATTGATGCACCTGCAACTCCTGGTACTACTGGATTAGCAGTAGGTCTTATGGATAATTGGATTGAAAGGACTCGTGGAGTTATGGAGAGACTTCGTCCATCAAGACATGAAGGTCTTATTAATTTAGATACAAATGGCGTAAAATTTTATACGGACATCTGTTTAGCTCCGTCTCACTTTTTACTCTAATTCACAACTCAATCTGGAGGATTGAATAATGGCTACTACAGCAGCAAAGATGCCCGATGCGTTAGATAAAACACTTACAAAGTTGTTTTCTGATGCTTATAGGGAAGTTCCAATGGATTATAAGAAAATCTTTGGACTTGAAAAAGATAGTACGGACTATGTAAAATATAGTTCAGTTGGTACTCTGGGAGATATTCCAGAATTTACTGGTGCAGGTTTATCAGCACTTGAGAATGAACAGCTTTATGACAAAACACTAACACACGTTGAATATGCCGCTAAATACATTCTACAGCGTAAGCTTATGGATGATAATAAGTGGAAACAAATCTTTGACGGAGTTTCTCTACTTGGTCGTTCTGCAAGAATTACTAAAGAGAAAAAACATTGGGCTATATTAAATGAAGCGTTCACAACGGAACCATCAGACGGAGATGGAACAGAGTTATGTGCATCTGACCATCCTTATTCACCAACTGATAGCGGAACTCAGTCGAATGAGGGAACAACAGCGTTTGCACCTACAGCACTTACAGCAACTCAGATACTTATGAGAAAAATCACGAACTCTAAACGCCAAAACGCTAATATCATGGGCGATGCCGTTATAGTTCCTGTTGATAAGTATGATACAGCTAGAGAGACTATTCTTTCTACTTCTAAAGTTGTTTCAGAGTGGAGTGAAGGTGTTATCAATGTAGAAAATAACTACAACATCATAAGCTCTATCTATCTTACAGATGCAACTGATTGGTTTATGGTTGATACAAAGTGCATGAAACGTAACCTTCTTTCAATACAGAGACTTCCTTTAGAGTTCTCACTAACTGATGATTTCGATACCTTCCAGAAATGGGCAAGGGTATATGAAAGATATATCAATGGTTGGTTTGACTGGAGATTTATCTATGGCCATTTAGTTAGTGGTTGATAGTTAAGTAACTTATGGCTTGGCTAGGTGGGGTTGGTTGAGGAACCTTGCTCCACCTAGTCGCCTTTAATGGAGGATTGTATGGCTAAAAGAAAAGCTACAAAAAGGAGAGCTAAAGTTGTTAAATCAGAAGATTCTGTTATTACAGTTACAGATAACGAACCAACTGTTGAAACTACTACAGCTCCAGTTGAAGTTGAGAAAATTAAGACACCCAGAGAATTGCTTGCAGACGAGCTCAAAGAAGTGGAAGCAAAGATTATTGAACAGATGCCAACACAGTATGAATTAAAAAGAGGTAACTCAAAAACAGTAGAAAAGATTATTAGATTTGAGACTAAATTTCATCCTCTTGTAGATAGGTGGAGAGTAATTAAAAAGGCTCTTGGTATAAAGAAAACATTAGATTCAATGAGACCTTCTGGCATTACTATAGATGCTGGCCAAAATGTAGGAAGGATTAAATGAGCTTTAATATTATAGTTAAAAAGGGTGGAGAAAACCCTAATACAATTTATAGAGAAGCTAAAGAGGCTAAACGGAAATTCAGTAAACATCTTCTGTCTAAGTCTCAGATGCAGAACGCTACAAAAGAAAATGTTTTCCATCAAGTTCATTTTGAGGAAAACCATTCTAAAGATGTAAGAGAATATAGAGATAAAATGAAACGTCTGGATAAAGACCCAGATGCACGTAACGTAGAAAAACTAAGGAGTAAACGGTAATGAGTACACTAGATAGACATTGTTTTGGAAAGAATACTATTCTAGCTCTTACTTCTGCTGATACAGAATACACTATAACTTTCGATAGTAGATGTAAAGGTTTTGAAATTTACAATCGTAATGGACACGAAACAAGATATTCATGGTCTAATGATGCGGATGTTGCTTCCGGAGTAGCTTTAACTGGTATTTTTAAGACTATACCAGGAGGCTCTACATATAGCAAACCTAATGTTTTCCTAGACGATGGACATAACGTCATATATCTTGCCTCATCTAGTGCGGCAGACATAATTGAAATAGAACAATGGACATAAGGAGAACGATATGAAAAGATACACAGGATTTATCCTTATCGCAGCTATCGTATTCTCAATAGGTCTTGTATTTTCGAGAGCGAGAGCAGAGATTTCATCAGCAACAAGTGATGGCGGAACTACTACAATATTAACAGCAACAGGAGCCATATCTTCATCTCCTGCCATATTGTACGGATTTCATATACATACAACTAATCCTGGAGCAGGTGGTTTAGTGACTTTAACTGATGGTATAGGCGGAACCACAATACTCACTATACCTGCACATAGGTATGACAGCACTATTGGTTTATATCAATCAGATGCTTCATTAGCTAGAGGAATTCAGTTCGCTACAAGCATTTATGCAGTTGATACTATGAGTGGAACT